AAGACGACGATCTGATTGTCGAGGTTCATGGTTCTCGCCTTTCTATGTGAACGGTACGGCGCCGGCGGGATCGGCGGTTTCGGGTGCGGCGGCACCGGCGTCGGTTCCGGCGGCACCGGCGTCGGCTCGGGCGGAATCGGATCCGGCGGCGACGGCGACACCGGCCGCGCGTGGATCTCGTCGAGCGTCAACTCGAGCACGCGCACGTCGGTGTCGCCCTGATCGCGCGCCCACGTCATGCGCACGACGCGCGACCGATACTCGACGTCGCAGTAAAAGTATTTGTCGCTCGGCTCGCCGACGATGTGGCCGTCACAGACGAGCGCGCCGTCGCTCTGTCGCTGGTAGAGCGTGACGAACCGCGCCTCAGCGGGAATCCACGCGGCGCGCCAGCCGTACGTCAGCTCGGTCGGCAGCGCGATCGGTAGACCCGGCGTCGTGTAGTGATCGTTGCCGATCATCCAGATCGCGCGGCGGCCGGCGAGCAGCTGCACGTCGTGCGCGTCGCCGTCGGTGAGGCGCCAGCGCGATCCGTCGCGCTCGATCACGTCCCACGGCCCGTAGGAATTGCGCAGCACCTTCAACGCATACGCGCCGTCGGGACTGCACCCACGGTGCACACCGGCGTTCGGCCAGACACGGCCGGCCGTGTCGTGCACGGCGAGGTCGAGCGAGTCGAGCCACGCCGCCACGCTGCCGCCGCCGGCACACGCGGCGACCTTCGCGCGCGGCGCGAGCACGGTGCCGTCACTCAGCACGACCGCACACGCCTCGTCGACCGGATCGGCGTGCGAGCAATCCTGATACACCGTGCGCGTCGCGTCGTACCAGTCGCGCAGTTGCGTCGCGATCGCGCCCGTCTCGTAACTGAATCTCGGCATGGTCACTCCCTCGCCGTCACGGCGCCTCGGTGTTCCAGCGCGCGCCGAAGTGCGCGATCAGGACGCACCGCGAATCCATGTCGGCCGCGCGCAGTAGTCGCAGGACTTGCCCGGCGAGCGCGCGCGGCGGCAGCGGCACGCCGCCACGCGCCGCGATCCGCGCCTCGAGCGTCGGCACCGACACATGCACGATCGGCCGCACGGGATCCGCCTGCGCGCCGGCCGTGATGTAGATCAGATCGCGCATGGTCACTTCTTCGCGTCGACGAGGTGCGCCGCGTCCCCGAACACCGTCACGTCGCGCGCCGTGGGTGTCGTCGGCAGTTGCTCCCGCAACGCGGCGATCGCGGCCTGCCGCGTGCGGATCTCGTCTTCCAACTTCGCGATCGCCTTTTCGATGGCTGTCAGTCGTTTGCGCATGACGGGTTACTCGCCGGCGTCGACGGCCTGCCGGCGCTCGTCGGTCTGTTGAAGGTCGGCGCCGTCGGCCTCGGTCGGGTCGTCGCCGGTGTCGGCGCCGTCGTCGTCGCCGGGTTTCTTCACGCGCACTTTGACGTCGTCTTCACCGGGCACGACGGTGATCTCGACGCCGTTGTGCCGGTAGATCGTTTTTTCGTACTTGTGCATCAGTTTCAGCGCGTGCACCTTGAGCGCGTGCTCGCGTTGCGTCAGCTCCATGCGCTGATCGCGGATCTCGGCGTAGTTCTCGGCGACCTCCTCGAGCGGCTTGATCGCGTGGTCCTCGAGGCCGGGCAGCGCTTGCGACTTTGGTTTGCGTCCGCGCTGCTGCACCCGTGCTGCCGACTTGCCCTTTGTCGCTCGTCGTGCCATGCGTCGCCTTCCTTTCGGCCTCAATCAAGGCCAGGACCGACCGCGCCAGCAGTCGGACATACTCGCGATAAATCCGCTCGTCTTCGACGTCGGCCGGCGTGCGTCGCGTGCGCAGCGTCGCCATGGGTTCACGCGTCCACGAACACCGACGCGTCGGCAAACAGATCCGGCGCGTCGTGATTTGGCAGATCGGCGGCTTCGACGACGACGGTCGCCGACGGCGGCCGCGCGCCGCTGGTGTAAATCTTCCGCGCGTGCAGGTCGACGATTTGCTTGTCGTCGAGGAACACGACGCCGCTCAGGCCGTCGCCGATGGCGCGCACCAGCTTGTCGAGGTCGGGCAGCTTCGTGTGATGCCGTGTCGTCTTCGGCAGCGACTCCGGTCGCGGCAGGCGAAACGTCACGGTGAGCACGACCGGCCCAAGGAACAGCGCGTCGCCGACGACCGTTTGCGCCTGTTCGGCGACGAGCTGCTGCCAGCCCTTCACGCGCGGATTGTCGTGCGTCACGATCGCGCGCGGCGCCTGCTTGCGACGCACGGCGTCGCGCGCCCATGCGAACGGCACGAACGCCTTGGCGCTGCCCTGCGGCTGAGCGACGCCGATCACCGTGAACGTGATCCGCCGGCGCGCGGCCGTCGTCATTCGCCCGGCTCCGTGGTCGACGCCGTGCGCGTTGCGTCCTCGAGCGCCCGATCGGCCGCCTCGCACCGCTCGATCTGCTCGACGAGCGCCTGCGCATAGATTCGGCGCGCGTGTGCGACGTCGACGGCACGCGCCGAGCGCACCCGCACACGCGGCAGCGTTTTGATCGGCGACGTGGCGCCGGCGATCTGCCGCAGCGCGGCGACGGCCTCGGCGTGCGACAACGGTGCCGGCGCGTCGTTACGCGGCACGCCGTCGCTCCCGCGCACGGCCGTCGGCCGGCGCCCCCACACTTTCGACAGCGCGCGCTCGCTCGCGCGCATGGCCGCCGTGATTTCGTGCGGGAGTGGATACGCCAAGTGCAGCGCGACCAGTCGACGCTTGATCCGTTCCGCCCACTCGCTGTCGTCGATCGTCGGGTCGCGTCGGATCTGCTCCGTCGCGATCGCGCAGAGCTGTCGCCATTCGACGTTCTTCGGCATGGTGTTTTTCTTCGTTCGTGAACATTCCGGCGCGACAGCGCCGGTAAGTACACAGGTCGTACTGATCTCCCGTACGGATCGATCGTGGCGTGGAGGTACTTGTACGATCCGGTGTCCCTGTGTTACGGGTGTTGTACGTACCGCGCGCGCGCGTACGGTGAGACTCCCCGGGGGACACACCTCGGGACTCCTCTGAAAAACGGCCGGCGCCGGTTCGGCGTTGTCGCTTTTTTTTCTCCCTCCACTTTCGCCTTTGTTTCTTCACCTCGTCGGCGCTCTTATTCCACTCACTGAAGTCGTGGATCCGGTATCCGCCGTTCACCCGGTGCCACAAATGCGACGACGTCAGCACGCGCGCGACGGCCGCCGGATCGGCCGTGACCGTCGTGTCGTCGACGACGGATTGCGGCACGTACCCGTCCGTCAAGTACGCGTCGGAGTAGCACAGGCCGTCGAGGAACAGCGCGAGCACGCGCGCCAGCGCGTACGGGCCGCCGAGCGATTGCGCGGCCTTCAGAACCTTCGGGTGTCGCGGCAGCTGGTGATCGAGTCGCACCATTGCCGCGTCACCGCCTCGATGCGTCGCGCTGCTTGATCTCGGCGTCGAGCAGCGTGCGCAGGTCTTCGATCAGGAGTCGGAGTTCGCGCAACGTGTCGCGCGCCTCTTCGGCCAGCTCGCGATACACGTCGTGGCGGTCGTCGTCGCTCATGGTCATCACCCCAGTTTTTCGATCTGCAGCGTGAATCGCCCTTTCGGATCGACCCGCGTGTATTCGGTTTTCAGTTTCTCGGGCAGCTCGAGCCGCGATTGCTTGCCCCAGAACCCGCGAATGGAAAACTTGCCGGCGACGCCACGCGTGACGCCGCGCAGCCGCTTTTTGATCTCGGCGTCGAGGTCGGCGAATTCCTTGCCGACGGCCTGCAGCGCGTGCCGCCGCTCGAGCGCGGCCTCGAGTTCGGGATCGTTGAGAATTTCGATCGCGCCGGGCGCCTGCAGGGGCGGGTTACATGTCGCGCCATAGAACGGGCACCGGTTCGTGCATTCGTCGGGATCGCCCTCGAGGAAGTCGGGCAGCGTGCCGGCGGCGACATGGTCGAGCGCGATCTCGGCGCGCGACAGGAACGTCTCGACGCGATCGAGGTGCGGCTCGAGTTCGACCGGCAGCAACTTCGGCACGCCACTGCGATCGAGCAGCAGAAACCCGAACGCCTCGCCGGCCGCGAACAAGTACGACAGCAGCTGGTAGCCGCCGGCCTGCGTCCAATGGTTGGCGAACAGGTCGTCGAACTTCTCGATCCGGTCGACGAGGAAGGGTGACCAGCTTTTCACCTCGAGCGGCGCGCGCACGCCGGCGACCTCGAGCCGTGCGTCGACCTTCCCGCTGATCGCGACGCGCGACTTGTGATCGCGCAACATGAACCGTTCTTGCTGGCCGATCACCTTGAACGCCGGGTCAGCGTTGCGGCCGATCGACGTCAGGTCGGCGAGTAAGTCGCGTTCGCGATCGTCGCCGCGTCGGAACTTCGCCAGCACGTCGGCGTTGATTGACGGCTGCTGATCGGGCACCGTCATTTCGTAGACCATGCGCCGCAGACAGTCGCGATACGCTGACGCGTACACCGTCGCGTGTGGCGTCGGCGCGTGTCGACGCGCCTCGAGGTCGTGGCGCCAGGAACGATCGATCGCGTCGGCGATTGCGGCCGCCGGTGTCGTTCCTGTCGTTGTGTTCATCACAGTTCACCTCACGACCCGGCGGCCTCACGATCGCGCCGCGCCACTACTCGACGCCACCCCACCTCTCGACGAGGTCACAACAGGCCACTGCTCGGCGTCACCACAAAGGCCCGACACTTCGCGACGAGTCACAACTCGACGACAAATCAGAACGCGCGACGACAGTTCTCGACGTCACTTCGATGCACAGGGCAGTACTCGCCTTCACGTTCACGGCCCGACGGTGCCCACCACTGCGGCACGCCGCACGGCGCGTCTCGACGTCAGTCCGAACCACGACGCCCCAGCGTCACCGCCGAACGACTCACGCCTCCACACTGCTCGGCGCCACTTCTCCGCACTCCACGACGCAACGTGATCGCGACAGAACTCGACGCCGTTTGCACTCCGCTCCCGCTCGCGTCACTGCGCGTCCGCTCTCGGCGGCACCACACCGCCCCACACGACGACTGCACATCACAACTCGGCGACACGACGCCACACGGCCGCTTCGACTCGCCTCACAACGCAACGAACCTCGACGGCTCCGCGCGCTACAGATCACCACTCGACGGCACGCCACGCCCGACCCGATCACTTCATCGCTCCGCGCGGCACGGCGCATCACAACTCGCGTCGTCACTTCTCCGGCAGCAGCGCCCGCACGGTGTCGCCGTCGTCGGCCGACACTGCTTCCGGCAGGCCGATCAAGTTGCGCAGGATCGGCGTGCGCGGCACGGCCGCACGTTTGCCGAGCTTCACGATCAGCGACAAGTACTGCAGGCCGAGCTTTTCAATCCCGACGATGCCTTTGAGCGTCTGATTCATTTGCTCGGCGACCTTGCCGGTGATCGCCTGCCGCTCGAGCGCATCCTGAATTTGTTCGTGCTTCGCGATGATCGCTTCAGCTGTGCGGAGCTGTGGCGCGTCCGCGCGCAGCAGCGTCGTCGACTCGGGCGATCGTGTAGGTGTAGCGTCCTTCGCCGTCGCTCCGTTCTCCCGCGTACCCATGCACACCCCCATACGTGAATAGATGATGGAGATCGACTTCGGACACCGAGCGCCCGAGCACCAGCAGATCGAACTCGAGCGCGGCGCCGGCGACGTACTCGAAGCGCTTGAGCGCACTGATCTGCCCACGACCCGGCGCATACACGTGCACCGCTTTGTCGTGGTAGCCGTCGGCGTCCGTTACCGGCGTGCCGTCGCGACGCGTGATCGGAATCCAGTACCGCGCCGGATCGGTATAGACGCCGTTGACGACGCGCGTGCTGAACGCCTGTTCGCCTTGGATCTTCCCGGTGAACATGCGGGAGATCTGCCGGCCGCAGTCCTTGAGGTGGGCTTTGATCGTGCCGTGTCGCATGCACATCACGCCGTCGTGCCGCTGGAAGATCAGGAGCGAGTAATCCTGATCGGCCTCGCCTTCGCCGCGTTCGATGCTGGCGAGGACTTCTTCGTTGATCTCCTGAATCGACAGCGCGCCGGCCGGCTTGACCTTCGGCGCGCGCGCCTCGAGCCACTTCGTGATCATGTCCGGGTCGGCCGGCACGGATCCGCACAGCCACGTCAGGAACTCCCATCGCACGCGGTATCGCGTCCAGAGCTCCGGGCTGTCGTGCGGTGCGGCGACCACTGGTGCAGTGCTGCTGTGTTTCATGACGTCGTACCCCTTTCGTTTAAGTGACGTCGTGTCGTCTGCCGTCTGAGCATGCGTAGCGCGCGCCGGCGCGTGGCAGGGATGCACCGGCGCGCGGCCGCGTCGGACTGGTGCCGATGCGAACACGCGGTGATTCGGCGCCACGGCTCCGACGAGTCGGTCGCACTCGCGAAGTAGTGGCCGCTGAGGTATTCGATCGCGACGGTGATCACCCGGCGTGCCTCGCGCTCTCGTCGCTCGTCTGGTACGGCGGTTGCGCCAGTGCCATGGGCAGCAGCTCGCAATCCGGCACGAAGAACGCCGCCGGCCGGCCGCCATGCGTTTTCGACCACGCGTCACGTTTGGCGTCACGGCCGAAAATCCACCCGATAACGTCGAACGTCGGCGCGCGGCCGCGCACTAGCACGAACTCGGCGTCGTCGCGATCGTTGTCGCGGATCAGGAGTTCATAGTCGTCGCGGGTGCGCGTGCGCACTTGCCAGCGGCCGACGTCGCCGCCGGCGCGAAATGTGTTCACCGACGGCGCCCAATAGACGCCGGCCGACTTCGCGACCGCGAGCTCGCCGCATGCGCCTTCGATGTGCGCCGACCAGCCGTCGCCGTCGGATCGCCCGAACGCGTCGCCGCGCCCGGCGCGCAGCGCTTCGATGTGGCGCCGCATGCCGACGATGGCGGCGACGGCGACTTCGTTCCACGTGAGGACAACTCGCATACGCAACGACCGTCGCTTACTGGTCGTCGTCGCCGGGTTCGCGGTCGCGTCGCGGCGGCGCGTCCTTCTTGCCGAACACGTCGTCGGCGGTGAGGTCGCGCTCGACCTTCGTCGGCGGCGTCGTCGGCTTGCCGGTGAACCCGGCCGCCTGCGGCGGCGTGAGGTCGTTCGCCGGCGCCGGTGCGCGCGTGGCTCGCGCGGCGGCGCCGGCGGCCCACTTGTCGGCGTCCTCGATGAACTTCCGGTCGGGATGCTTCGTGTAATTCGGGCAGCCATAGAAGGCTTTGCGATCGCCCTTCGCCGGCCGGTACTGGCCGGTCGCGCCGCAGTGTGGGCACACCGGCGGATCGACGGCCGGCGCTTTGTCGCTGGCGCCGCCGAGCCGTTCGTCGCGCGTGCCAAAGCCACGACCGAGCCGACACGCGCTCGTCTTCTTGCGCGTGTTCGCCCACACTTCTTCGAGTTCGGCGAGCGGCACGGATTTCAGGCCGGCGAGTTCGCGCGTGATCGCCCCGTCCAAGTTGGCGCGCGCGGCTTTGCGCACGGCCAGCTCGAGATCGACGCCGGCTTTGCCTTTGCAGAAATCGTCGGTCGAACTGCGGCCGCCTTCGACGTCGACGAGCAGCTGCCGCGTGAGCTTGCAGCGACCGGACCCGCGTATGAGGTAGTGAAACACGGCCGGGTCGTTCGACAGGATCCGCTCGGGCCGCGACACGTCGAAGATTTCGATCCCGTACAGATCGCGCACACGGTCGGCGCCGCAATCCTGCAGATACGCGACGACCTGGCCGCCGTGTTCGACGGGCGATTTGAACAGCAGCCAGTCTTCCGGCGACGTCGACGCGATCGCGGCTTTGCGTAACGTCGTCAGCACGGCGGCGCGCGCTTCGATAATGTCGATCGCTTCGCTTTTGTGGGCGGCGAGTTCGTTGAGGTCGGTCGGCACGTCGGGCCGGCGCAGTTCGAGGGCGGTCGTCGACGTCGGTGTGATCGGGATGGTGTCGTCGTCGTCGTGTGACATAGGATCCTCGGTTCTAGCGGGTGCTACGAATCCATCGACGTCGCGCATTCCATCGACGCGCCGGCGGCGGATCACTGGTGCGGAGATCGGTGCCGAACTGTTCGCGGTCGCAACGGCTGCAGAGGAGTTCGCCGGCGCCGGCGCGCGTGACGAAGCGCAGGTCGCACGACGCGCACCGGCTTTCGGCGTCGCCGGGTCCGTCGACGAGAATTCCGCCGAACTGTTCCGGCCAGATCCAGCGGTCGCGGTCGGGCACGTCGGGATCGGTGAGGCGCACTTTCCAGTACGGATTGCCGGCGCGCGATTCGCAGCGCAGCAGCACGCCGCGTCGACCGGTCGGCGTGCCCATGCGCACGCGCAAGCCGTTCTGATAACCGGTCGGCGTCGGCCGCGCGACCGTCACCGGACCGCCTCGAGGACGTTGCGCCGGCGCGTCGCCGACGGTTCATGGCGCCACGTGAGGCCGACACGCGTGTCGCTGCCCTCGAGCGCGACGACGTGCGCGACGAGCGCGAGATCGCGGGTGATCAGCGTGACGCGTGCGCAGTCGGGATCGTGACTCTGGCCGACGACGATCTCGAGGTACGGCGCCTCATGGAAGCGGCGCGGCGGCACGACCCAGTGCGTGTCGACGACGACGAACGTCGGCGCGGGAGCGACAGCCATGACCGGTTCACGCGTGATCGCTGCCGACGGCGGCCGGCCGACGGCGCCGGCGCGGCGGCGCCTGCGGTGTCGCGAGTTCGGCGGCACGCTTCGCGCGTTCGGCCGGCCAGCGCGGATCCGGCACCGCGAGAAACGCGCGCAGTTCGTCGGGTTCGATATGCAGGGCGGCGGCGACGCGCTCGACGTCGGCGTACTTCGTGATCCGTGCGTCGCCGTTTTCAATGTGGCAGATCCGGGTAATGTCGATTCCGGTGCGCAGCGACAACTCCCGTTGTGTGAACCGAGCAATTTTGCGCGCAATACGGAGCGACATCGTTACCTCGGAACGGCAATGTAGATCCGTATTGCGAGAATGTCAAATCCGTTTTATGCTGCCGCGTATCGGCGCCCACCGCAGCCCCGTGCGCGCGAAGCGGCCGATCGCAGTTAACTCGCTCGAAAGGAGTTGCTTTTGTCATCTACCCCACTCCCCACAGATCCGGCGGCGTGGAAACGCGCCGGGCAACGCGTCGTCGCCTTCCGCGCCGCGCACGGCACGCGCAAGCACGGTCGGCGACAGCCACTCACGCAGGCGGCGCTCGCGGCACGCGCCGGCGTCTCGCAAGGGTGCTTGCAGGCGTTCGAGAACGGCACGCGTGCCACGCGACGCGAGAGCGTCACGCGGATCGCTGCCGCCGTCGACCTCACCGTCGATCAACTCTTCGGCAGCGACGACGCGCCGGCGCCGACCGTGGCGGCCCTCGAGGCCGGCGCGGCCGGGCACCACACCGACGAGGCGATCGCGATCGCGGATCTCTTCACCGTCGCGCACACCGAAGTGCGGACGCTGATCAAGCAACAACTGGTCGATCACGTCGCGCACCGGCGCGACTATGTTGCCGTCGCCCTACTGCAACGGCTCCGCGCGACCGGTGTCGTCGTCGTCACACTGCTGCCGGGAATGGAGGACCCACGCGCCGCCGGCTCGAGCGAGCCGACCGTTGCGCGCGGGTCGACCTTTCGCCGCACAGCCGGCGCCGACCGAGACCCCGTCACTGACGTCGTCACCGCCGTCGGCCATTGACCGACTGGCGCACGTCGTGGCGCGCGCGCCGCTCAAAGCCGCGCTGGCGGTCTTTCCGACGCTGGCCGTGCTCGCGCAGTGAAAACCGTTTGTGTGCGGGGTACGTGTGCGGGGGCGCCGTACGAACGACTACCGAGTACCGCGTCATTTTGACAGTTGATCCGTAACTCGAACGTGTGACAGGAATATTCGCCGGCCCTGCGAACTGCGCCACGGGAGGAGAAACAACCTTGGCGAATAACGACGACGATCGGCGCACGGCGACCGACGACCCGCAACGGGCACACGCGATCGCGACCGCGCGCGACATGGTGCAGACCCACGGCGCGACGCATGAATGCGCCGAATGGCTGCACGCCGGCGCGTGCGCGCTCTGCGACCGGATCTATCGCACGCTCGTCGTCGGCGACGTCGTGCACGTCGCGCGCGAGTGCGGCGGCAATCCCCTCGACAGTCACGCCGTCGTCGTGCAGATCTACGACCGGCAGCGCCAGCGCGGCGATCAATCCGGCGTGATGCTGCTCTTTCGCAACGGCTTCTATGACGGCTTCTCGCCGGAGGATGTCGACCTCTTCGGCGTCACGCTCGAGCGCCACGAGCCGACGCTCGCGCGCTACACGTTCGTGATTTCGATGGACCTGATCGCGGACTACCGCGCCGGCCGGTTCGCGGCGGTGTGGACGCCGGGATGCGATTGCGAACAGAACGGGCAGACGGATCCTGAGTACCACGCCAGCGATTGCACGTGGCGGATGAGAACGACGTGAATCCGCGCCGACCTGGCGGCGCGGTCGCTTTTTTGAAGATCCCCCCGTTCACCGTGCACACGGTGAAGGTCGTCACGCTGGCCGGCGTCACGACGCGCTACGTCGTGGTCGACATGTCGACGGACCCGCCGACGATCGGCCGCGACTATCCGACGAAACGCGAGGCGCAGCGCGCCGCGCGCGAGCTGACGCGCGATCGCCGGCGGTGACGTGTGCCGACGATCTACCCGACGCGCCACTGCTTCGACGACATGCTCGAGTACTTCGCCGAACGCCTGCGACGCGACGCGACGCTCGACGTCGACGGCACGGTGTTCGTGCTGGTGCATGGACTGGTGCGCGCGCCGGCCGGCGCCAGCGTCGACGTTGCCGACGGCGCGATCTACGCGCACGCGTGGATCGAGGATGCGACCGGCGACGACGTGGTCGTGTGGCAGTCGGGCCTGCTCGACGACGAACGCGTGTTCTACAGCATGACGCGCGCCGAGTTCGTCGACGTTCTGCAGCCGGTGCACGCGACGCGCTACACGGCGCGCGCGGCATGGCGCGAGAACCGGCGCCACGGCACTTACGGCCCGTGGGTGCTTCAGTATCGAGCACGGTGCCGAAACGCGTGATTTTGTTCCAAAAACCGGCCGCTCTTCGAGCTTGCAAGCCATATGGTTCTGCTCACTAATAGAGGTTGTTCGGCAATGGTGCCGAGCAACTTTGAAGGACGGAACAAATGGAATATCTGATCGAATGTTCGGTGTCGGGCGGCGTGACCGGTTCGCGGACGTCGTTGCTGAAGAACGGCGACGGCGCCGTGCAAGTGTTCAACGCGCGCGACGTCGCTGAGACCGAAGCGACGCGCCTGCGGTCGACGATGGGTCGCCATTCGGCGGCGACGTTCGCGTACACCGTCGTCGAACGCGACGTCGTTGCGCATGGCACGTCGGGCCCGGCGTCGGTCGA